ATGATTAAACCTTCCGTTTTTTTTGTCTTGATCCTCTGCATAGCAGGTTATTCTTTTGCAAAAAATTACCATAAAACACACTATAATTTAAAGCGTAGTAGTGGGTACCATACCTTCCTTATGTCAGCTGTTTTGGGGGCTATTTTATTCTCAATCGCCACCATCGTATACATAGCCGGATTGCAAATCGGTAACGCTACTGGTCTTGATGTATCTTTTGGGCGCTATATTTTAATTGATGTATTTAAAGGAGGGCAATCAGCCTCAGAGGTGATTGTATTCGATATTGCACTAATATCTATGCTTTTAGCTTGGGTCATTCCTGCATTATATTACTTTATAAAAGGAAATAAAAAGGCTCTATTTTTCAATCAGTTTGCCGAAGACCCTAAAAGCCCTGAGTTTACAAGGCTTTTCTTTATGTCACATTATCATGAAATGCCCATTTTATTTACCATGTCGGACAGAAAAGTGTACATAGGATTTGTCACGGAGATTTATTCAAATGATTTTAATGATATCCATATAATTCCTTATGTTAGTGGTTATCGAGACAAAGACACGTTGGAACTAAAAACTGTAACTCCTTATCAGGATGTTATGGATGAAATAAAAAATAACAACCAAAAAGATGTTGACTTAAAAACATTCACAGTAGCCCTCCCGTTGAGAGAAATAGCTCACGCACACTTATATGACTTTAATCATGAAGAAAATTTTCACGAAAAAGAACAAAAACATAGAGACAAACTTGAATTCGACAAAGGCAATCACTGGCTTTGAATCGAATTTTAAAAATGCACAAAATAGCCATCAAGGTTATGCAAGGGAATATTATAATCTATGAGCCAAGTTAGCTTTCATGATTAATGCAAAAGGCAGTTGCCTCATTCGAGCGAGCGAGGTAACTGCCTTTTTTATTTATTCAAATAAATCTACTGGTGATCATTCAAAGGATTTAGCACCAATGCTTCCTCTAAATGTTCAGGAGCCAAATGCGCATACCTCATTGTTGTAGTTATTTCGCTATGGCCTAACGTATCACGCAGTTTTACTATATTTCCGCCATTCATTACATAATGACTCGCAAACGTATGGCGTAAGACATGAGTCATCTGCCCCTTTGGTAGGTTAATCTCGGCCTTTGCCACTGCTTTTCTGAAGCTTGTTAAGCTGTTCAAAAACATTCGATTATCGTTAACTGGTTTTAATTTAGTTAGTTCATCAAATAGTATCGAGTTAACTGGCACCGTTCGGTTCTTACTAGACTTCGTATTCAAGAACGTCACCTTGTGATCTCGAATTTGCGAGGGCTTTAAATTTTCAGCCTCTCCCCATCTCGAACCAGTAGCCAAGCATATTTTTACTATGTGAACTAACGAACGATTGCGAAACGTCTTGCACACTTCAAGTAATCGCCCAATTTCGTTATGACTTAAATAGCGCAACTCCCCTTCTCTTTCTTTAAATTGCCTAATCTTAAGAAGTGGATTTTCATACTTAATCACTCCTAATCTATCAAGTTCATTAAACATTGCTCGCAAGTAAGAGTGCTCGCGGTTAATAGTTGCAGTACTAACCTCTACTGTTCTCATTTCTCGGTATTTAGCAAATTGCTCAGTTTTAAAATCACTACCGATCGGATTACCTAAGCGTTCCGATACTCGGTATAACAATTTTCTTAATCTAATATGATCACGCAATGTCTTACCGTGCATTCGATACCAGATCATTATTAACTCATCCAGTGTGCGCATATCCTTGTTTGGGTTATTGCGCTGCGCCTGTAATGCCAATCTAATTTCATAATTTTTAGCGTCTTTTTCTATGTGAAAAAAACGCGCAGGTTCAAGCGTTGAATAGTAACCCTTCTCACTACTCTCAATCATAAAACACCCCACGAATAATATTTTTTAATGCAGGTAATTACGCACGCTTTTCCATCGTCTCTGCGTCGATAATTCCGCATTGCAATAGAATAGAAAAATCGGGACAGACCTGACCCGACTCGGGTAGGGTTTTGCCTGTCATCAACCAGAATGTGTACTTCTCAAAACGCTCGTGATTTGTAATCTTTGTAAGATTATCACCTCTAGGTTCCCTTACTTCTTGTTCGTAATTTCTAATGGTTCCTCTTGGTATATCAACCAATTGAGCCATTTCTTCACGCTCTAGCATTTCAGACAATCTCATTGCTTTTAATCTTTTACCTAAATTCATTCTTGACCCCTTACATCGTTTGATGTAAATTGTTCTAGTACATCAAACGATGTAATCGAAATAATACGAAATAACACGAAATAACACGAAACGTTAAAGGGTATCACAAATGGCAGCTTATGTTCAGGCGATAGGGAAGTTCTGTGAGGAAACCGGAATGTCTAGACATTCTGTAATTCTTCGTATGAATGCAGGCGATATTCCTGAAGTCCCAAGAGAAAACGCTAAAGGTACTAGATATATAGACATGATTGAGTTTAAGGAGCGCGTAGCTTCTGGGCAGTTTATTTTGTCTGACCTATCTAAGTTATCAAAAGATAAAAAGAAATCAGATAAAAGCAACGCATAACCATTTCATTGGCAGAGGTTTACGGTGATTTCAGTACAAATATTCTCAGTAACAAAGCACCAATTAATCAGCATTGTTCCTTATTGTGAATATTCGTCGAACTTCTACCGCGCCATCGTTGAGATGGAAATAAAACACAACAAATTCGCTGAGGAAATGATTATATTTCCCCATGAAAAAATAGCCATTATTACGCTAAACAACGACCAACAGGTTGTTATTCGAGAGAGTGCAGATCATGATGAACACTGAAGCCCTTACTGTTATCTATAACGGCATACTGCAAGGTTATCAACATAAACAGTATGAAATGATTGAAAATAATCTGCCTGACAACTCTCGTCGCGTACGCTCTGAAAATATGCGAGAAAGGCTAACCAATCAAATCGCAGAGCTATCCACAATGGCTTACGATATTGGAGATCATGATTCAGCGGCGTTTTTTATGGATACCGCAAGAAATCTAGGCTCTGACGCCGTTCCTGCACTGCCTCTTTGATTGCGGGTTGTATTATGAATATTTCCCTAGCTAAAGCATTCTGCACGCTCGTATTGCTCTCATGCGCAATTACGTCTGCGTATTTAACGTATTTATTCATGTATGAATTAGGCTCAGCCATTGGTGTGGCGATCATATTTGCGATCATTGGGATCACTCTAGATTTAGTAAAAACTATTTCACCCACTTTTATACCCACTGTCGCTAAACAGAATTCACTTATTGCCCTACTTCTTGTTGCTTTAACAGGCGCACTTATGGTGATAAGCACCATTGCTTCTATCTCAGCCATTGAGAAAGGCGCAAATCAAATGACGGTAGCCACCAAACAGAACGTGGCCATAACCGAACAAATCAAATACAAGAAACTGGAGTTAGATAACTTACAGTTACTTTCTAAGACGCAACTCAGCGCAAACCAAATATCAAAAGCAGATAGAACGGCAATCACTGTTTCTCGTGTAACTGACGAGCTGAATGCGCTTTATCACGCACAATCAAACACAAAAGACTCTTCATTACTTAGTCAGTATGACTCAAAAATCACCCTGTTCATTGCGGTTTCTATCGAAGTGGTTTCTTTCGTAATGGCTCTCACTTTGCATTCGTTAAATACACTTGAGACAAGTGTAAAAAGTGTATCAAGCCCAGTAAACACAACGGTTATACCACCAAGTGTATGTCAACAAATTCAAAGTGTATTGCCAAGTGTAAGCACAGATAAAACACTTGAGATGCACTTTGTTGCAAGTGTTATGGATGATGTAAAAACAGCAATCTTAAGTGGCGCGGTAAAGCCCAGTTATCGAGGGTTAAAAGCGGCCTTTGGAATGCCACAAGAGCAAAGCAAGCACATATTAAACCTACTGCACCAACAATCAATTTTAGAGCCGTGGAATAACGGTGGCTACCGACTGAGGGCAACGTAATGATGCAACAACAAGAATTTATCGCAAAAATGGCGATCGCATATATGCAAAATCATGGACACACACCATCGACTGAGCATTTAAAAGATTGGGCAGATTTATGGCGCGCCACAAATAACGTGGCTCAATTAAGTTAAAAGAGTAAGTGATGAGCAGAGAAGACTTTTTAATAAAGATGATCATGGCGTATGCGGAAAATCACGGTTGTGCACCAGTAGCATCACAGATTGATGGTTGGACTGAATTACATAAAAGTTACACAGGCCAATCATGAGTTATTGCCCTTTTTGTGGCGATAAGTACCCATAACATTAACCACAAAGGTAATTGAATATGAAAGTTTGGACAGTACCGGAAGCGGCAAAAGCACTCCCCATTGATGCGAAAGTTAAGTTCTTTCTCTCTCTTTCTAACAAGAAAGATTTCCACGAAGGCGTAGTTTCTAGCGCGCCTAGAATTTTTTTAGGTGAGGTTGTCGTTTCGCTATATGGCCATGCCGGTGCGTTTTGCGTTAATCACTTGGAGTTATCTGAATGAGTTCAACAATGAAAAAGAAATCATTAATAAAAACAAGCTACCAAAAGCTATATGCAGCAGTTCGCACCGAGCGAGTTACGGCCCTTATTGCCGCCCTAGCTAATACGAAACGTAAACATGGTGTGATGGTGGCTTGTGATCTATCAGAAAAAGCACACAAGATCTTTCATAAAGAAACAGAAATAAGACGCTATGAGTCATTGGCTGAGCGAGTGGTGAGATATAAACGCCAAAAGCAATTAAGTTACCCACATACGCATACTTACAACTTCCATGCCGTTAAGTAATTTAAGGATCGCTAAATGAAAACAACAAATAAGACAGTAACAATTAAACAGCTCTACAAAGAGATCCACTCTGCAAGTCGAGGCGGTGGATTGCTTGAGCTATTACTCGCTGTCTACGAGGCGGAAAAGAAAAGCGACCGTTTTACCTCACGTAAAATCGTAGCCTGCATAGACCGTATGCGTAATGAAAACATCGCCACCATTAGATTTGATTTAGAACTGAGGCTGAGATGCTACAAGCATCAAAAAATGAACAACGGCTACAGCATCGCCGTAGTTAAGTAATCGAAGAGATACATTAATGAATACACCCAAGCACATTAACGACACAAATAAGCACAGTGAGCAACCGCTCGCTGCGCTTAGTCGTATGCGCTCGGAAAGTAACGACACAACACCTCTTGAGTTAAAAACAAACCACTCTCGCAGATGGGCTATTGCACCAGTCTGGCATCCACAGGAATCACTGGACGCTGAACTCGATGTTGTCCCTTATGCGAAGCGCAAGAAGAAACACATACCGACACTGAACCGCAAAGTGTTCAACACGATTGAAAAACACGGCGCATGGGTCAGTGCAAAATGGCCATGTCTGGTACATAAGCTAATCGAAGTTGGTTTGCGTAAACGTAACCTATCGTTTAGATCTGATCATAAACAAAATATCGAAAACACCCTACGTTGGATCGCCTACAACTCAGATGCGGTAACAGGCTGCATTAACGTGGCTCGCCTGTGTATTGAGATTGGTAAAGAGATCAATGTATCAAGCTCGACTATCTCATGGATAATGAAAGAGCTTGTTATTATGGGGATCTTGTACGAACCCGAACACAGCGGCCAAGCCATTCAAGATATTATGCATGATGGCAGGCTGCCAAGAACACTGTGTGCAACGCCTCTGTACTACGAACTACTGGGTGTTAAAAATGAAGAGCTTGAACACTTACGTTCAATCGAGATCCAACGCCGCAAAATAGAAGCCGCCAAACGCTATGAGCAATACGATGCAGACATAGCCTTAAAGACATACTGCCAGAGCAATATCCTCCGCGTGTGGGAGTACAGGCACGCACAAGCAACCTCTAGCTACACCATCAAACTGGCGGACATGAAAGCTGTTGATCGTCTTACCTACATCTCTCGCAAGTTAGTTGAGCGCATTAAAGCCAAAGGCTGGGCGGTCAGCACAGACATACCTAACATCACCAAGATGGCCAATAACCTACTAAGTCGCATGGGGCTCTCTGTTAAGCAGAGCGAGCTCTCACCCTCAACACCCTAATATAGTTACCTTGTCACGCTCTTGATTGAGTGGGCCTTGCTATGCCGGCTGTTTATTGTTGGTTAATAAGTAAGCTATGAACACCGATAACTCGATCCATTATGGCCACATCGAGATCCTTTTTGGATCGTATTCTATAAGTTATCCACTTATGTCGGAATAGCCCCCTTTCTAGTGAGGTATAGCCCCCTTGTGAGTCCTGCTAATATTCTTTTATTTATATATTTCAAAAATATCTGACTCCAACAATGCTTGTTGATAAAAGTACCTCCCATTAATTTTTAATGTACTCATACGAAAACAGAAACCACCGTGGGAAAAATTAGCGGGCCCCACAGCCAACATTGACCACATCACAAGAACGCAGGCTTCCCTGTCTTCGTTGGCTGCGCTGAACGTGCTTTTTGTCATTCGACAGGTAAGTTGGCCACACTCTGCTTGTTAAGGGGTAGTTCTTATCGCTACGCGATGGTTTTGGCATTAAAAGAAAGGCAAGATCTAGATTGCGGGGTTATTTGAAGCCCTACGGCTTACTGTGGGGTTTTCTTTAATAAAGTGGAGTCAGTGTTAGAAGTTGGAGCAATAAGCCCCTTGCAGGGGCGTTGAAGGCTTTTGTGGTATACGAAATACCCTAGAACTTGCCTATACCCAACGTGTATTGAACGTATAAACATCGTATTTTTTATTGATAAATGAAGCATTAGCAGATCGTAAATGTTATAATAAAACATTGATTTGCTTTGGAAATTAACTCTATTTCCAAGGCAGTTTTATCCCTATTAATGTTGGTAAATAACGTGAGTGTAGATAATAAAAATCGCCTTCATTGGCATCATGTTTCTTTATTAGTTTATTGCTCTGATGGCACAACCTTTAGCCGCGAAGCTCAAATAAACTCCACGAATCCCTATGTCTCAAAGCCTGTTATTGAACGTTGTAGACAGCAAATAATCAATGAGACAGAACTAGCCGAAAGCGCAAGCATTCAAGCCATCTCTTATATTGGTTGTATGACCGACGCTGAGTTCTTCGGAAAACCAACCGATGGTTACGCGCACTAAGCGCAAAATGATTGGATAAAAAAATATGACTCGCATTCTTCTTATTGAATGTCCGCAGTGTCATTCAAAAGGAAAAGTTACAACATCAAGACGAGTGAGTGATGGACTGCGAGAATTATATTGTCAGTGCGTGAATCTAAATTGCGCCGAAGTGTTCGTCTTGCACTTGTCGTTCTCTCATTTACGAAAACGCACTGGCGGAAAACCCGACCCCGAATTGCAACCAGAGCTGTGCTCTGGCGATGACCAAGTAGATATGTTTGATGAATAAAAATGAAATGCTATACCATTTCGGAGAAAAAGCCCTGAACGATGCCATGTTGACCGGAGATAACCACATCTTCCTATCAGCAACGCCTCTTCAAAGTGAAATGATCCGAAAGCATGTTCTTCATTTAGCGAGCTCACAAGGGCTCACCGTTAAAGGCAATCCGATCGTTTTACCAAACGGAGCCATGTTAGTTTTCTTACTCACCAATAGCGAAACGATGGGTGGATGGTCTGGCCATGCTTACGCCATTAATTGCTTTGATGAGACCAATTTTTCTTATATTCACAAGTTAGTTTCGGCATGGACGGCGGACATAAAATATCACTCCGTATTCTACTCTTTCGAGTAAAAATATGAGTGACATTAATTAACGTGATATTTCACAATTAAATAGGGTTGAATAAACCCTGAAACGAACGATTGCGATCTTGAAGGTCTGCGCGATAACTGCCATAATAACAAAGATTTTCTTTTCTTATCAATGCGTTACGCGCACTTCTTTTGCATAGTCATGCAGCTCCTATTTTTCGTTTTTTAACCGCGCTGAATTTCGGTGCGGAGGGGGGGGAGTGCCGACGCAAGGCCTGCGCGCGCTCCACTCGTCATAACTATGCACAACCATGCATACGACCAGAGAATTAGAGCGCAATGTGGGAAAGAAAGTACGAACAAGGACGATGGAATGGGCTTGAACTCAACATATTAAGCACTGCCATTGATGGTGGTAAGCGGCTGCACATCAGCGAGATCCCTTACGCTGAATTACCTGTCATTAAGGTCATGGGTAGCGCGGCCAGCAATCTATCGCTTGAGGTTGTTCTGGTTGGTTCAAATTCGTTGGTAGAGGCGAACGCCCTACTCGCTAACCTAGACAAAACGCCCAAGGGAGAGCTTGAGCATCCGTGGCTGGGTGAGTTGCCTCTCGTCTTTCAAACGCACTCATTAAAGATTGATACCAAGCTCGGTCTGGTCACTCTATCCCTTGCCTTTGTTCGTGGCGGCGAATTACCAACATTAAGCTCAGTGGTCGCCGCGTCTGGTATCGTGTTCAATGCCGTAACACAAGCAGACGAAGTGATGAGTGTTTCATCCGCCACGTTCGTGGACGACGTTGACGGGGCAAGCATCTCAGACATGAATGAGTTACGTGCCCGCTTTACAGGGTTAGTCACCAAACTGCAAAGCATTGCGAGCAAGCTGAGTATACCAAGTCAGATCCTTTCTCAGTTAAACCAAGAGCTAAACAGCGCATTGGTGGCCATCTCAAGCATTGCCAATGCACCGATGCAGTTCGCCGAACAACTCAGCAAGACGGTTAATGGCCTCACTAAAGCGGTACGCTCAGAGAAGCGCCCTACCAATGAAGCCGTCGACAATGCACGCCTGGCACAAACCTCCATGCTTGAGTTAATCGATCCTAACGTGCCAAGTCCTCATTTCAATGTGCAATTGGTTGTTGCCGCCGTATTGATGAGCAGAGACATTGCCGATATTACGCCACGCGATGACTTTGATGTGGTGCAATCAACCACACAGCCCTTATTTATTCTTAACGATCTACAACGTATTACTACGGAAATAGAAGCGCGTATTGGACAAGCAACAAACGTCTCTACTCTTGAGAGTCTGCTGTTATTCAATGCACTCGTGGTACTAAAAGATGGCGTTGGCGTGCAAATTGGTAAAGTAACCAAAGGAAGTTTACCAACCCGACACAAAACGTTACCACGCCCAGTACCTGCATTAGCTCTTGCGTACCATCATCATGCCGATCCCCGATTGATTATCGCTTTGAATTCCACTCAGCATCCTTTGTTCTTGCGTGATGCTGTCGCAATGGCGGTGAGTCCATGAGTCAATTATCTTTGTTTATTAACGGTCAGCGCGTGCGATTTTTAAGTGCAGAGGTTGGGTTTGCTATTGAACAACTCGCGCACACCTTTACCTGCAGTATTGTTCCTATGGTGATCACAAAACCGTTGCCTGTTGAGTTCAAACTCGATGGTAAGCGCATCTTCATTGGCACCATTGATACGGTAGGAACCAACACCGCAAGCAGTGAATTTGCCATGAGTCTGTCTGGTCGCTCATTGAGTGCCAATATGATTGATTCAAAAATCACAATGGATGCCGTTTACGATCAAACGTTGGACGCCCTGCTTGGCAGTATTGCCAGTGATTTTGGTTTAACCACGCGATCACTTGTTGATGCATCCACCCTTAGCATCATTGATGAGTTTCAAATCAATGCAGAATCACCGGTGGATAATTTCGCACAATTAGCCAAAGAGCAAGGCGTGATACTGATTGAGCGCAATGGCGTTCTTACCCTAGAAAACCCTGCACACGCTGCACTTCAAGGTGTTCGCCTTGAAGTGGGTAAGAACATTGAATCCCTATCGATTGCTCGCAACTTCACTAAACAGTTTTATCACATTGAAGTACAAGGCCAGTGGGATGACGCGCACGCGGTGGTAACCTACGCCCCTGCCAACACACAGCGCAAGACGGTAATTGTGTCCGACCAATTGCAAAGTGCGGCCTCTTGCCTGTCTCGCGCAGAGTACGAGCGTGACTTGGCCATCGCTCAAGGTCTGAGTGTCTCCACCTCGATACCGGCTTTATTTTATGAACTGACAGGAAGCGCGATTAATCGCACCGTTCCAGTGGTTGATGTTCATCAAGGGTTCAATGAAATGATGTTGATTAAATCATTAACCTTGTCGGTCAATGATTCGAGTGCAAGCACCAGTGTTGAACTGTTCAGACCCTTTGAGGAGCAAGCCGATGTTTAATCGAGTCATGAATCGCATTAAGAATCTCTTTGCCATTGGTGAAGTGACGGGCGTTGAGACCAAGGTGTTGCAGATAAAGACCTCAACAGGCCGAATAAATGATCGCATTAAGCGATTGCATAACTACGGTTTCATGAGCCGTCCTAAAGTTGGCGCACGTTCATACTTATTGTTTTTAGGTGGCGTTCGCAGTCGGGGCGTGTCGTTCTGTGTTGAAGACGAACGTCATGAAATGGAACTCGAACCAGGAGAAGTGGCCATGCTCGATGACAAGGGCAATCTGGTGCATTTCACCAAGAATGGGATCGTCATTACCACCAATGAGAAAGTCGACGTGAACGCCAAAAAAGACATCAGTGTTACGGCGGGGGGCGACATTCTTGCCAAAGGTAAGATCATCAAACTGAATAATGGAACGGGAGCAATCACTTGTGAAAGTATTTGTCCGTTTATGGGGCAGCCTCATGTTGATGGCTCAGAAATAGTCACAATAGGAAAGAAGTAATGGCACTCAGTAAAGACGCTTTAAAAAACAAAATCATTAAAGAAATGAACGCACAAGGCATGGTCACTGAGGGGCCTTTCGCTAAAGCGGGTAATTTAGCTGAAGCCATTGCCAATGCCGTCGTGGATGAGATCACCGCCAATGCATTGGTTGTGGTTGATAAAGGCAGCTCTGCAGGGAGTTATAAAGTCTCATGAGCCATTTTAATTTATCCGCATTAACCGCCCCATTAACCAGTGTTGATGGACTGACTCATGCGGTACTGCAAAGTGTGTTGAACCATTCAGAGTCAACACAGAATGACCGTGCTCGTATGGAGAATGATGAACGCGGTGGATGTTGGAGTGATGAGTTTATTCGTGGGGTTGGCTCTCGGGATTGGACATTAATTCGAGAGAAATCAACACAGCAAACGCTTATTCGTACCCAACGGTTTTATGAAGATGCTCTGGCATGGTTAGTCAATGACGGTTACGTCAATGCCGTTAATGTCAACGCAACTCGCCTCTCCCCGACGACCATAGGCCGAAAAGTGACGATCACCACTAAAGACGGCTCAACATTGGAGGTACCTTTATGAGTGCGCAACGCAGTTTAATCTCCTTGGTTGAACGAGCAAAATCAACCCTCGTCGCCAAAACAGGACAAAACAACCCTGCGATAGATGCCATCGCCTGTGCGATTGCAGGGGTGAGTTATGGCCAATATGGTTATCAGGACCAACTCTTTCGGGAGCTATCACCAGAGACGGCTTCCGAGCCTTGGTTATATCTTCATGCTAAACGTCACGATGCGGAACGACTGCTGCCGAGTTTTGCTCACGGATTGGTTAGATTTGAACAACTGGATGGTGTTGTACTGGTACCTAAAGGCACATTAATGACTGGCGCGCTGGGCTCTGAGTTTGTAACGATTGAAGCGCAATCTAGCAATGCTGAGGTGGCGGTTATTGCACTTAATTCAGGAGTATCGAGTAATCTAGCCAATGGTATTGTTCTTACTTTATCAAAGGCCATCAGTGGTATTAACCCAAACAACGTACTCAGTCTCGGTATCGATGGCGGCGCGGACATTGAAGACATCGAACATTGGCGTCAACGCATCTGCACCTCATACAATAAAGGCGCGCTTGTCGGTCGTCGAAGTGATTATGAAGCCTGGGCTTTATCGGCTCACTCGGACGTGGATTTCGCCTGGGCTCTGGATAACACGCCAGAGCTTGGCATGGTTCAAGTGTTTATTGGTGCGCGAGAAAACAACCCAACTCTGCCACAAAGTGTGGTTGATACGGTGCAAACGTACATTGAGTCGGTGCGTCTGGCAGGTTGTCATCCCATCGTGAATTTACCCACTCAAAAGCCAATCAATATTGAAATTCAAAACGTACACGATGAGCACATTCAAGCAAGCATCATCGTTGCCTTAGAAGAGTTATTTAAAAGTAAAATGGGTAAACGTGATGAGTCAGTTTCACCACCAAAACCCATCTCACTATCACCAACGGAAATTGTATTGGCCATTGCGCCCATCACCAACAATTACATCGTGAAGCAACCCACCGAAGAGCAATTTATCACAGGTAGTGACGTTCACGTTCTTGGGGAGGTGATATGGACACCACAGGCTTAATCATTGAATACAGCAATGAAGACTTTGCTCATGCCGTTCGTCAATTACTACCAAAAGGCAACTATTGGCAAGACAGTGACAATGTGGATTTATCCAATCTCATCGCAGGCATGGGGGCAGACTTCAAAGTCACTCACGATGAGGTGCAACTGGCACTGCTAACCGAATTTAAAGGCAATCTATTTGGGTGGCGATTAAGTGATTATCAAGCCCTGCTTATTCAAGATGGCGCAAAAGGCACGGTTTACGATGACATCAATCAGCCTAACCTAATTTTTGTTTCACTGGAGCCAAATTTACGCAGTGAAAAAGCATGGCATGACTTTGAGGAAGTTCGCCTGCCCCACACTCGTATTCAATGGGTATACAACGCATCAACCACGGTGCACATGCAATTGGGCAACGCCAGATACATCAGGCACACGCATACACACGAGGCGGTTTTATGAGTTTACTAATTACGGACGCGGGCATTGCCGCCTCCATTCAAGCCGCAGAGCTTGGCGTGAGTTACAAGATAACGCACATCGCGATGGGAGCCACAGGGTATGTCCCCACTCATAATCAAACCACGCTGCGCGATGAGATAGCCCGAAAAGCCATTACTCAAGGCTCGGTGCCTACCTTGGGCCACTTGCACTTTGAAGTGTTGTTTGATGGGGATATAGAGTACGAAGCGCGTGAAATTGGTTACTTCTTGGAAGACGGTACTTTATTTGCTGTGGACAGTCGAGATGGTGACATCATCTCAATAAAAAGATCGGATACGGTCATTACTGAAGTGTTTGATTTAACGCTTTCAGGCTCTGAAATAGAGACCATTACCGTTGAAATTATTGGTGCTGCAAATGCCACTGAGCGCGTTGCAGGGATAGCTAACATCATTACCAATGATCAAGTGGATGCGGGTATTGATGACAGTGCATTTTTAACCATTAAAAAGATGATACGCGCTTTTGATGCGCCTTATCTCATCAACAAATTGGTCAATAATCTGTGGTTGAAACTCGCGGCCAAAATCTTTCCTGTGGGCGCGGCCATTCCTTGGTTCACGGACATTGCGCCTGATGGGTTTGGTATCATGAAAAACCAAGCTTTTGATTTAATCGCCAATCCAGAGCTCGCCAAAATTTGGCCTGATGGCATCATCCCTGACATGCGCGGCCGTGGCGTGATTGGCAAAGAAGAAGGTGAAACCGTCGGAGCTTATGAAGAGGGGCAGGTCAAAGAGCATGGTCACCCTGGTTCTATTGTTAGCTCTACAGATCTAGGAACTAAAACCACTAATACAGACACGCATTATCATACGTATCAAAAAATGAGAGCAGCACATTCGAATCAACACGGTCAGAATCCATGGACTACGTATGGAACCGAAACAAAAAATACAAGTTCAGATAGTCATTATCACACGGTAGCTATTGGCTCTCATGCCCATGCCGTTATGATTGCTCTGTTTGGTGCGCTGAAAAACACCATCAACCACCGTAAAGTTAACTGGATAGTGAGAATGGCCTAATGAATACATTTTTTAAACAATCTCAAAGCGTCGAGGTGTCGCGCCTTTCTAATGAGGGTTGGTGGTTAGAGAATTGCACTGAGCATGTTGTGAAAGGCACTGCGCTTGGTGCGGATTTTACCCAACTCATTTATACGCCCTCAAGCGATGGAATGATTGCGCAATTTGATAGAGAAGAAAAGCAATGGTCTGATGAAATCGAAGACATGACATGGAAACCGTTCTTTGATGTTTATGGCCGTGAGTTTGTGATTGGTGAGCCTGATGGCGATTACCCAGAAGGCGCAATAAAAGAGAAACCACCCGAATATAACAATGAAAAACAAACCGTGTTTTATGACGATGGGGATTGGACAGTATTTGATATTGAACTAGGTAAATCGTATTGGGACCGTGAAACCAACGAGTTTATTATCTCGGATTTCAATTTCACGTTACCTGAAAAACACACCTTCATCGAGCCACCAGAAAAGGATAAAGGGTTTGTAGTTCGCTTGGTTGATGGACAGTGGCAACAGATTGAAGATAATCGAGATAAAACCATTTATAACTGTGAAGATTGCACTCAATCAGAAACCGTAGAAAAGCTAGGCAGCATCAAAGAAGGATTTACTTATGATGAGCCAAGTACTCTCTATGATGAATGGATAAATAACCAATGGGTAACCAATCTGCGGAATAAGTACATCGCTGATTTTAATGACGTTGATGAGACTCGTCGTGGTTTGTATAGTTACGCTTGCGATCCACTCATTGCAGAAGCAAACATCAAGCGATTGCAAGGGCATGATCAAGAAGCGCTTGATATGGAAACTCAAGCCTTGGCCGCGAGGGCTCGTATTCAAGTGGATCACCCTTGGCCTGAGTCGTTAATTTAATCACACCAAAACCCAATCCTTTGATTGGGTTTTCCTTTATGCGCCATACAGGAAAGGCGCTCATTCATTCCTCCCCGCGCGCGATGTATCCTCAATGTAAATTAACTACTTGAGATTGTCATGCCAGAAAAAGACATCGCTCGCATCGATGCCACCATGAAAAACTTGGTGGAATTAACCCGCGAGCAAAACACCACTCTCCACAAAGTTCTCGAAACCTTAACCGAAACCCGTACTACACAAGAATTCCATGCTGAGCGCATTGGTAAGTTGGAATCAGATAAAACATGGTTGGTTCGATTAATCCTATCCTCATTTATTATTGCGGCAATCACCGCAATTAAGGCGATGTAATGAATAAATTCAGTAGAACAAGTGCAGCGCGATTGGCAACTTGCCATCCTGATTTACAAAAGGTGATCACTAAAGCTCTTGAGGTATGTGATTGCTCTATTATCTGCGGGCATCGAAGCAAAGAAGAGCAAAATGCATTATTTGCAGAAGGTAAAAGTCAACTTCAATACCCAAATGGCAAACACAACACACTACCAAGCCGTGCTGTCGATGTGGCTCCTTATCCTATTGATTGGAATGACCGCGAACAATTCAGTTACTTTGCAGGCGTAGTGATAGGGATTGGTGCATCAATGGGTATTGCTATTCGTTGGGGCGGTGATTGGGATAGTGACTTCGATCTTAAAGACAACAACTTTGATGACTTGGTGCATTTTGAGTTGCGCTGATGAATCCCAAGCAGTTTGATGCGTGGCGGGTATGGCCACGATTAATGAGCCTCTTTGTCGGTTATATGTGGATGGAATTTAATACTTATTTTTTCTCTATCCCTGTTAACGAGCACAATGAGTTTGCGTTAGTGCAATACGCCGCCATCACCGGCGTATTCGTTGGATTTTGTAAGTTTTATATGGACACAGGAAAACGACTCAATGCAGATTAAAACCATCCTACTTACCCTGTTCTGTTTGTTTGGCGTTTTATTTTTTGTTTATCGTGAGGGCTACGACAAAGGCTTTACGATTGCCATAGGCCAAATGCAAACCCAAAACCTAAAGCAAGCGGAGGCTATGATTAAAGAAGCCAATGACGCGGTGGTTAAGGATGAGAAAGTCGTTAATGCGTTTCTTGCGAACCAAGCTGAATTTATCAAGAGCGTTACCGTAGCCGACACAATAAAGCCGGTACAAAATAAGATCATAAAAAAGGAAGTGAAGTATGAGCAAAAGCCTGTTGAGCGTATTGTTGGTATTGATGATGACGAGTTGCGCGAGTTACAGCGTCTCACCCACAGTGCCAACGCCCATTGAGCGACGCATTGATAGCGCGCTGTCCACGCCTTGCGCACTTCTTCCGATGCCAGATAGTATTGATAAAACCGCCCACTTCCAATGGAAGAAGGCAGTCATAATCTTGTATCAAAAGTGCCGCGCAAAGCACCGAGCGTTACTTGATACTATGCAGCCTTAGAAGGGTTATCTAACCCTTCATATTCTTTAATCGTAATAATATCCATCCCAACAAATTCATTAAGCTCACACACAGACTCCAGTAACGGCACTAGCTCGTTTTTATGAAATACGCGATCTACTTTGTTTAAATCACTGCTTGAGTTAAACCCCTCACGTACAATGCTCATCAACTCCAACGGAATACGATGACTGGCCAGAACGTCATTGGTCGTCATGCTCTTGATGTCCTTAAAGGCATCTTTCGCTTCCACTTGACCAATTGGGGTTAATTCTGGCTTTTTGCCATCTTTACCTTTTGCGTTAACGTAGATGTTTTTAAATGCGCCACCCTTTGAAAGTTTTTGTTTGATTTCTTTCTCTTGGTCGCTAGTAAGATTTGGGTCGTTCATATAAAGAATGTACCCTGCGTGCGAGCCGTTAATGTAGTACTTGCGACGAAACAAGGTCGCATCTTCATTTAGCCAGATAGAGCTTAATGCGCCGATGTATTGCGGCAAACCATACAGCTCTTGAGATACATCGTATTCTGTTAAATGAAAGACCTGCCCTGCACGGTAATCAATTTGTCCCTCATCACTGAACGCTTTTGGCTTATAGCAATACTCATCTATCTTTTCCTTGCGGCGCATGAACAGCGCAGGCAAATGCTTAATGGCGACGACCTCACGAAACCCATTGCGAACCACCTGAAGATAGCCATTACCAAAGGTTAGAAAATCCGCCATAAAACGCTTAAAATCGCGCTTTTTGAGTAAAGGGGTCAACTCAACCGAGCTGCTGGCCATGTTGCCTTTTACATACAATGCTGAGCCGTGCATAGGATTCGCTCGCACTGCCTTGGCAAGCGTATCAAGTGGAATAGGCGTTTCATATAAGCCATTAACAAGCGCTACTTCCATGTAGCTGAGTATGTCACAGCTCATGACGCTTTCTGGTGTGTCAAACGTGATCAAAATACGCTCCTTATGAGAATGAAATCGTGGTTGTGTTGTCGTTTAAAATATCTATCGGCTCCCAATGCAGAACGTGCATGCCCGCCCACGCTAAATCCGCGTGTGAGCCCTTTTTCGTTCGATTGGAAACCATTGTGATCTGATTGCTCGCCTTGGTGGTGTGCTGCCGTATCATTAAAAAGGAATGCACCACATCATCCCAAGTATCATCAAACTGAAGGCGACCCGCATTAATGATTTCACGCGCTTTATACGCCATCATGCGTTTCACCTCTGGGCTGTAGTCCACCTCGGTTAAACTTGGGTAGAACTTTCGCACAAGCTCAGCAACCGCAGAGCCAACACCACCCACGTCCATTTCTAAATGCACTACGTTGTACTTTTCAGTGATGCCTTTAATGGCTAAGGCTTGTGCTTCATAGCTTGAGCCCTTTAATCGAATGCGCTCCAAGAATCGAAACACCCCACCTTTTTTAATGGGCTTTAAGGAGACAATCAAGCCTGCATCATCGGAGCCTTCGGCCTCACCGCCCCCTCTTGGATCGTAACCCACCAACACTTCCAGAACGCCTACAGGGCGAATCTTATCCATGTCGACATCTTTCCATTTTGAGGTGTCCGTCTTACACGCAAGCAACGCGTTGATACCAAAGAATGACGCAGAATCATCCAAGAACACACAGCGAAGTAGATTGTCAAAAATACTTTTGATTGGGTATTTACGGCGTAACTTATCCATATCGAAAAAGTTAGCCCCACCCTTGATGGCATCGTCCACAGTAATGATCTGACGGAAAATACCATCCACACCCATTGCGCCTTTTTTAAGGGCTTTGTGCGAAATATCAATGCCTTTCTCTTTTGGGCCGGACCATTTTGGATAGGCTTCATGCGCCGTGCTTGATGGGGTTGATAAGTAAGTGGTTCGATACTTCGCCTGAATGGACATGCCACCCGCTAAATCATCCAACTCTTGGAATTTTGGTATCCAGAACGTTTCATCAAAATACAAGTGGCCATTAAAGCCCTGACTGGTGCGCGAGTTCGTCGATAAGAAGTTTAAGCACGCGCCATTACTGAGCCACAGTTCATCCTTGCCTTTGAGTTCAACATCCCCAATCTCCAAGGCGAAACGACGAATGTAGTTTTTAAATATCTCACTCTGCTTACGCGAGGCCGACAAGAACACTTGGTTGTCGCCATTTAAAATCGCATCTTCAAAGGCTTCAAACGCAAAGTAATACGTCAACCCTATCTGGCGAGATTTTAGGTAAAAACGAAACTCGTTAATGTCGTTATTGCACTTATGATCGTGAATGTCTTTCTGGTATTGAAAGAATGTTTTCTCACGAAACTCAGCAAGCATCTCAGCGGTGATACCTGAAATGTCGTTTTTGACTTTATTGCTCGGACGGCCACGAACCGGTGCATCACCGCCATCACCCTGACTGGCTTTTCTTTTTTTGCGCTCAGCGGCTTTATCTCGTTTGTATTTTTGCTCAAGCAGCATCTCGAGTTCAGTTAATTGTGACGCGTGCTTTCTGTCAATCCACAACAAATAGGCAATGCGCTGACGAAGCATTAACTCCACTGGCGAATCATCACGCATCTTCTTCCAACCAAACTTAGATATCCATTGCTGAACCGTTCGTGGATTAACGCCCAGCTCGTCGGCAATTTCTTTGGTTTCATGCTGACGTAAATACAAACCAAGGGCATGGGTTTGCTCTTGGCTATACATCGGCTTTTCATCCCTATGTTCTGTTTCTTTTTTCATGTCGTGTTGTCTTTGAGAGTGATTAATCTCATGGTGCTATAAATACATAGATCACTCAGTAACTGCTTGTCCTCTATGGCGTATAAAGGAAAACAGGCGCTTTAAAAGAGAGGGCTAGTTCGCTAAATTGAAATGAGAAAACACAGGAGAGAATGTGAATGTTTCAGTCAGAGCCAATTTGTATTTTAAAAGCAGGGCCAACCATTGATGGTCGTCATACTGACCAACAAGTCATTGATGATCTTGCGGAGACGTACACCCCAAAACTCTACACAGCACGCATCAATGAAGATCACTGGCAATGGGGTGAAAAATTAGGCTCTGTATTGTCAGTAGAAAAGCGTGGTGATGAGTTATGGGCAGTAATTAAACCCAACTCAAGGTTGCTGAGTAATGTTGAACGCGATCAATTTCTACATACATCATGTGAATACATCGCTGATTTTGCAAAAACAGGCAAAGCGTATTTAACAGGCTTGGCCATGACGGACGATCCCGCCTCACTTGGTACGACGCAAGTGCATCTTTCTAGCGATAAGAACAAGGGTCAAGAAAGTGTATCAAGCGGTGCCACGGTCAGTCTTGAGTTGCTTTCAGGTAAAGAGCATAGCGATCAAGAAACAAGAACATTACTAAATAGATTCATCGATCTACTTAGTGGAAACCAACCCACATCACTTTCAAAGAAAGAAAGTGAAGAAGAGGAAGCGGAAATGAGCAAAGAGCTTGAAGCGTTACTTACTAAAAACACAGAGCAAAATGAAGCGGTAGCGACCGCATTAAGCTCAGTCGTCACTGCGTTAGAAAAACTATCCGCAGGCAGTGCAGAGGCAACGCCGCCTGTTGATGCTGCGGTTGTTCTGCCAGTTGATGCCGCGACAGTGCCGGACGTTAATGTTGAATTGTCAGCAAAAGTCGAAGCGTTATCCGCTCAGATGACTGAATTTACCACCAAGCTAAGCGCAATGACAGATGAAGATCAACGCACACTGGCAGGTTCAGGTGGCGAAACACCTTATCTGTAACTAAGCAGGTTATTCATTTTCCATTATCTTATTTTTAATTGAGTATTAGTTTATGCAAGAAGCAACAAAGGTCGTATTAAATGCCTACACAAAAGCCGTTGCGCAGCAAAATGGGGTTGCGGATGCGACTCAAAAATTTAACGTAAACCCTGCAGCAACTCAGCGTCTTATTGCTCAAATTCGTGAGAGCAATTGGTTTTTGAAAAGAATCAATATCATTACTGTTATCAACCAAAAAGGCGAAGCGTTAGGCTTGGGTGTTTCTGGCATGATCGCGAGTCGCACTGATACATCAACAGGCAAAACACGTAAAACTAAGCGCGTGTACAACATGAAACTCATGCCGTACTTATGTGAGCAGGTTAACTTTGATACGCACACTCGCTACAGCCAAATCGATGCCTTCGCACATATGAAAAACTTCAACACCATCATCTCAAATCAAACCCGTGAGCAGATTGATGCAAACAAGATCACCATTGGCTTTTATGGTACATCCTGTGAAGTAAACACAGATGCAGCCGCAAATCCAAGCGGTGAAGATGTGTGTAAAGGATGGTTCCAAGCACTTCGCGAGCACAATCCTGACGCCATGCTAAAACAAGGTAAAACCGCCAATGAAATTCGCATTGGTGAAGGTGGTGACTTTATTAATCTTGACTTAGCGGTAATGAATGTCAGAGGCCTACTTCATGATGCCTGTGAAAACGATACCGATTTGATTGCGATCATCGGCTCAGACTTACTGGCTTACGAAAAATCCAAGTTCTATGCGAAGAACGGCAATACCCCAAGCGAAAAATCCAAAATTGAAGAGATGCAGGTCATTGGCACTTATGGCGGCCTACCTGCAGTGTCAGTACCAGGATTTCCGCCAAGCGGTATTTTGGTAACAAGCTACAAGAACCTATCCCTCTACATTCAAGAAGGTTCAATTCGTCGCTCTGTGGGTAAACAAAACGATGAGCGTGATCAGGTTGAAAACTTTGAATCAATGAACATCGCGTATGTTATTGAACAACTAGAAAAAGCAGCTGCTATTGAGTTCGATAACGTGAAGTTATGGATTGATGAAAAGTGGGTCTAACCCACCCGCTTAATTAAACAACCCCCTCACAGGCTTGCGCTTGCGTTATCAAGAAAATACGTTTCTTGTTATTGCTACGCGCTTAGCCTGTGTTTTAAAGGAGCGTGACATGAGTCGCATGGAGTTTGTGGGTAACAAAGATGACATTTACACAGGAGTATTACCCGCCACAACACACTACCCCGAGCTGACCGTTGCAGAGTTTCAAGCTGTGTTTCATTTTTTAAGTAATGAAACAGAGGTGGGCATTTTGCATCATCTCACTGTTGCTCGTTTGACGGTTCACACTGAGCTGTTGGGCATGATGACGTTACACGGAACACTTGATCATGTTTCCGTGCATTGGTTTGGTGACGACCTATCAGGCTTGGCTCTTTATAAGCAAGCGGTGTTCTCTCTGGCAGCCAATCACATCGTAGGCAATAAACTCAGCACGGACGCCACTGCAGAAGCGGCGGACAGGCAAGAAGCCTTACAACAAAAAGCGGACAACTGTCTGGTTCAATATCGCAGAGCGGTTGATTTACTGCTTCATGGAAAAGAAACCTATACCTTCGAGGTCGTGTAGCCAATGAAAGCCTTACAAAGTTTAACGGATCTGTTTACCCAATCCGTAACGGATGCAAAGAACGTCGAGCTCTGGGCAGAAGATGGCCAGATTGATTGTACTCAAGGCTTGTCGGTTGATGGGTTTGATATTGCTTACACGGTAAATATCAACATGAGTGATGTCGATGTTCAGCCTGAAACTTTAATGATGCACTTAGTGGTTTGGCTAAATCAATACGATGTAGACCGCTCAACAAAAGGACTAGAGGCGCCGACATTTGCCACCCAACGTTTGGATAACGGCAAGTTTGACATCAAGCTGAAAATTGACATTAAAGAAGCCTATTCGCTAGAAGAAAGCGCAAAAGGCATATGGAAGCAAGGCGGTGGACGCTTTGATTGTGTCAGTGACTTTACTATCGCTGTTATTGAAGGTGAACTTCCGGCTCTTGAGTTTACTGGCCCTGTCGGGGATTTACCTGAATGCAGCTAACTAACCCTGAGCAATTAACCTCGATGCTAGAAAGCATGGCGTTAAGTCCTGCGCAAAAGTTCGAGCTGAATCGAAAACTGGCCAATCGCTCTCGACAATTCTTTCGGGCGCAAATTCGTCAACAGCGAGATATTGATAACACGCCATATCAAGAGCGAACGCGACGAACGCGAAAGCAGCTAAACGATAACGTCATTCTCTCAACAAAAAGCAATAAGAACATGTTGATGGGATTAAGTCGCTCTCTAAAAACGCAAGTAGATAACGAGTCATTTGAAGTGGGCTTAACTGGCGTTCCTGCAAAAATTGGCCGTCAACATAATGAAGGTCAAACGATGTCGTTTACGACCCGACTTAATGGGTTTTATGACTCAAGAACCAATCAATGGATGGGTGGCGTTAAAACCAAGAATAACTACCGAATGCCTAAACGAACGTTCATCGGCTGGACTCCCTCTCTCGAGCGCGAATTGATGGCCATGATGAGTGCTGAATTACTAATGAATATGGAGCCGTAAATGCGTGAAATAAAAATCAAACCCAAAGTTAAAGGGGTATTGGTTCGCGATCCAATAACACGCGAGCCGCTAAAGGCCAATGGGGAAATGAAACCCCGCAACACTTACTGGTTGCGTCGAGTTCAAGATGCGTCGGTTGTATTGATGGATGACAAACAAAAGGGAGTCACTAAATCATGAGTATCAGTTTTAACGAAGTACCAGGCAATGCTCGAGTTCCGGGTGTGTACATTGAGATTGATAACAGCTTGGCCAACAATGCCGAGCAACAACAATCTGTACTTGTGATCGGGAATGCACTGGTTGTTGAAGGGGTAACTCCCGCGACCCCTGCAAACAAAGCCATTCTTTGCATGAATGAAGAGGTGGCCACAACGCAGTTTGGTGCAAACTCAGAAATTGCAAAAATGATGGCGTACCTTGATAAACAAAACATCACGCTGCCGATTTATGCAATTAGCGTGGCAGATGCAGATTTAATGATGGCATTAGCGGCGCTTGGTGATACGCAATACCATCACATACTCTGTGCATTGAACGATGAAACCTCCATCCGTGATTTGGGTGAGTTTTTAGAAGCGCGTTATGACGCACTGCAAATGATACCGGCACTCGCGTATTTACCAAAAAAAGGCACGCACCCAGAATTGGTGACCTTTGGCAGTAAATCCAATTGCCCGCTCATTAGCTTTATGTCCATCAATAATCTTGGCAACTCAGCCAATGAACCACTAGACGATGCCGAAGCACTGGCAGCATGGGCGGGACAAATCGCACAATCCCTTGCAAACGACCCGTGTCGCCCGCTGCAAACCTTAACGCTGAATGGCGTGTATTCGATTGTGGCCAGTGAGTTTGATTGGTCTGAGCGCAATCTGCTGCTGCATGAAGGCATGAGTACCTACACGGTAACGGCCACAGGCTCAGTGCAAGTTGAGCGTGCGGTGACCGCGTACACTGAAAATGCATCGGGCGTTGCGGATGACAGTTATTTGGATGTCATGACCCCTGCCACGGCCATGTACTTTCGAGAAAAACAACGCTCATTAATTTTGAGTAAGTACGGTCGCCACAAGCTCGCAAAAGATGGAACCAATTTTGCTCAAGGTCAAGCCATTGCAACGCCAAGCATGATTAAGGGTGAATTACTCACGCTGTACAAATCACTGGAATACAAAGGCATTGTTCAGGATTTTGATGGGTACAAAAAATCCCTCATTGTTGATCTCGATAATGACAATAAAGTTCGTCTTAACTATCAAGACAGCCCACAGTTCGTCAACGGTTTGATTATCGTTGCGGGTAAAATTCAATTTCGCAAATAACGTACTGGAGTAATTCATGAGTACAAAAATAACGAGTAGCGGCTCTTTAGATGCAGGCTCTCTTGGTCGATTGCCAACCAAGGAAGGTGGCACTATTCACTTTGGTGGTTACAAGCGTGAAGCGGTAATTGGTGATAATGGCGTGCTTGGTTATACAGAAATCTTCGAGTCGGCACCAAGCATTAAAGTGACCATTACTCATTCAAACAGCACCGATGAAAAAAACATTCAAAATTTTGTGGGTGAAAACTTAACGCTCAGTCTAAACAGCGGTAAGAAATACACATTAATGGGTGCATGGACAAGTGATCCGCTTGAAGTATCTATTAAAGATGGCCAATTGGATGTTCTGTTTGTGGGTACGGAATTAATTCCGCTCTAATCAATAAAGGGGTTGTTATGCTTACTCTATTAAAAAAACGTCAAGACCGCGCTGCCGCAAAAGCGGCGTTAGAAAATCCAACCGAAGAAATACAGGATCAGGTAGCGGATGGATCAACAATAGTACCAAGTACATCACCTTCCGATCCCCTCGCAGGTAAACCGTGGGATGAAATACAGCGCATTCTTGCTGTGGATTTAGAGCTTGTGCGCACACTGGCCAGTTTTGAAGAAAAGAATGCGTTCAGAAAAGAGCTGATTAAAAAATACAAAGCCCAAGTTGAGCACTTACTTTCCTCCCATAAAAATTTGGAAGGACTGGAGTTAATTTGGTGGTTCTACCTATGGCAGATTGATTGTGGCTTATTGCCATTGGTTCATGATGACTTTAAGGCGGCAGTAATGCGGGGTTTAAATACCCCGCAGAAGTGGAACACAAACGCCACGACCGCCTATTGCGATATTATTTTCAAATACTCGCACAAGGCACACGCTGAAAAATCGTTGTTCAATACTCAGTATTTATCCAGTGCTATCGCGGACATTGTGGAAGGTAAAATTGCCATCAACGCCCCACTTAAAGTGAAAATGTTCCGACTTGCAGGTGACTTATTGGATGAGTCTGGTCACAAAAAAGAAGCCCTTTCTTTGTTTGAAGCGGTCATGCAAATGGACCCAAACAAAGGCGGTCGTAAAAAACGCGTAAAAGACCTGAGCGAAGAGTTAAATCATGAGCAAGAATAAAACCGTCAAAGTAAAACTGCCAACGCCGATTATGAAAGATGATAAAAAAATCACCACCATTGAGCTGCGAAAGCCATGCGCCGGTGATTTACGTGGTTTGAATCTTAAAGAGGTCTGTGAAATGGACTTTACGGCGGCGTATACCTTGCTGCCTCGTATCTCGATATTAAATGATCGCGACTTGCTTGATATTGAAGTGGAAAACCTCACGCCATTAATGGTGGAAATTGCCAGTTTTTTCGTGAATACGAAACAATAATCGAGCAGTTCAATCAGGTCGAAGAGTTCTATGCGGATCTTGCTATTGTGTTTCACTGGTCACCGAGTGAAGTGGATAAGTTCAGTATTGATGATTTGATTTTGTTTCGAGAAATGGCGCGCGTTCGCCACCAAGGGGAGAGCTGATTGCTCTCCCTTTTTTTGTAAAAAGGAAAGTGACATGAAAATGAATTTATCGGTTGTAATGGGCATTGTTGATAAAGTCAGAGGTCCATTAAAAGGCATGGCGAGTGATTCGGACCATTACGCCAAGAAAATCACCGCGATAAAGAAAGCGCAATCGGATGACAGCGCCGCCCTGCATCTTATTGATACCTACAAAGCAATAAGCAAAGAAGTCGATAAGAGCGCGCTCAGTCTAAATGAGGCCAAAGACAAACTGACGGCCCTGCAAGCAAAAGAAACCTCAGCGGCGAATGCAAAAAAAGCGTTAAACACAGAGCTTAATAAGCAAATAGAAAGACTGGCCAAACTTAAAACGCACTCGGAAGCGGCGGGAGGCTCGAATAAAAAATTAAATAAGTTGATCCTTGACCAATCCAGAGCCCTTAAAACATTAAGAGCAGAGGCCGCGGCCGCCAACAGACCCAATGCCATCCTCACCAATCAATTGGCCAAACAAGCAGAGAAAGTGGCAAGTCTTACGAGAGTCAGTGGTGATCATAACCAACGGTTAACTCAAGTTGGTAAGGGCATGAAAAAAGCCGGTATCGATGCGAGTAAGCTCGATGATGAATTTGCTCGTCTATCGACTAACTATAACAGTCATGCCGCGAAAATTGATAAGGTCAGCAAGAGGTACAAGAAACTCCAAACCATCATGATGCCTTTTCAGAAGATGAACAAGGTGATCACATTACCTAGCCTGAAAACAGCCAAGAGAGGCGGAATGGTGGGCGGTGCAGTATTGGGTTCAATGGTAGGGTTTGGAGCCATCATTGCCGATACCGCAGAGCAAGTGAATGAATTATCAAGAGCCGCGAAAGACGTGGCAATGCCAGTCGATGCACTGCAAGCAATGCGAATGCAAGCCAAGGGCGCAGGCGCAGAAGCTGAGGATATGGATGCCGCAATCAAGGAGATGAATTTACGTTGGGGTGAAATGAAAACCCTAAAGTCTGGCGCAATGAATGATTACTTTAAAGACACAGGTAATGGTCAGGCTTACAAAGATTTGATGAATGCCAAAAACTCAATGGAAGCCTACCAAGTATTACTCCGTGAAATTGCAAAAGAGACGGATGCGTCCAAGCAGAACTTCATGGCGGATGAGTTCTTTGGGGGTGACAGTGAAAAAATGCTGTCGGTATTAAAAGCCGGTACTGACGGACTCAATAAAGCCAAGCAAGAGTTAAATGATACAGGTGGGCCAATAAGTAGTGAATCAGTAGAGGCAGCAGCCAAGTTTGGCTCAACACTTAAAACACTGAGTGCCATTGTTGATTCCCTTAAAATCAGCGCGCTCACTCCTATCATGGAAGAGCTGTCCATCATCTTTGGTGAGTTCGCTGAAAACATGAAGAACATGGAATGGCGAGAGGACGCCATTGAAAAACTAAGAAAAACCGTGAGTGGTGTATTTACTGCATTTAAAGCCCTTGGTAGTGGTGTTCTTTTTTTGAGTGAGAACTTTAGAGGGATGCTCGCCACACTGGCCGTACTTAAAGTGGCCTTTATTGTCTTGAATGCCATCATGCTCGGCAATCCCATCAGCTTAATGGTTGTGGGGATCGCGGCGGCAGTTATTGCTATTGGTTACCTGATTGATAAGTTCATCGGCTTTGATGTGATATTAAAAGCCATTGGGGCTTACTATAGCTTTTTGTGGGAAGGACTTAAAAAGCTCATCAACTTACTCCCCGACTCTATTGTTCCAGATTGGGCAAAACCTGCAAAAGAGGCGGGAGATGAGATAGACAACCTTGCAGGTAAAGTGAAGAACGTAAAAGACAAAAACATTGAGTTAGGCATTACCACCAATGAAACCCTAAATAAAAATACAAACTCAAAACGCACCGGCACAACACAAAAAGACTCAAGTGTTATTTCAGGGCAAAAGATAACGCCATTAACAACCTACACCGTAAAAAGTCAGGCCGAAGTTGCGTTAACGATTAAGTCCGAGAAACCAATCACCGTTGATAAGGTGAATAGTGACAACGGCACAAACCTGAGTGTCGATGTGGGCAATATGATGATGAGTTATTAAACCAAGACAGCCCTAACGTTGAACCAAAGGCGAGTCTTATTTTTTGGTAAAATTAAAGAGTGCGTTCAAGACCTCTTCTTGATAAAACACCACTCGCTGCTATTGGTGTGCAGAGCTACTGTCATTGCACACCAATTAACAAGGCAAAAGCCATGACAACCCAAATAATAAAAGAAAAAATAAACCAAGCGACAGAACTTGCAGACCAATTACGCAAGATAATGCTTGAGATAAACAGCGCCGCTTGTGAAGAAATGACCCGCAAAGAAAAAGAAAGCCTATCTGCAACCGAAGAAATGTTACTCAGTGAAATGATAGCCCCAAGCATTCGTACCGCCTCTGAGTTACATGGTCGCCTTACTTGCCTAGATAACATTTACAATGGGGAGGCATAACATGTTACCCATTAAAAAAGGCCAAGAGTCCACGGTTAAATACATTATGCTCGCCGCGTCACGTTACTCAATAACCCCTGAAAATATCAAACTTCCAAATCAAAGCAGCAGCCACATTGCCCTTATCTTTGAACAACTCGCTTTTTTTGGTCATCTTCGACGATTAGAGAATGGCGAATATACTCGCGCATAAATACACTGTGTAGATATACAGCTATCTTTTAAGTTGATATAATCATTCTAGTTTTTATGCCTTGAGTACCTGAGACCCAGATGAATATTTGGAGAGGAAGCATATCAACCCACTCAGCCACTTCATGTGGCTGCGTTTCTTTGCATTCAAGGCTCTTATTTAATTGGAGTAACAAATGCACACTACCACCCTACATAATGGACAACTGCAACTTATTCATGCCGACTGTCTGCATTACCTTAAAACCTTACCTGATAATTCCATTGATTTAATTTTAACTGACCCACCCTACTTTCAAGTAAAGAAAAACGCATGGGACAACCAGTGGTCAAACGTCGAAACATTCCTTGCATGGCTTGACGAGGTATTGGTTGAGTTCTGGCGTGTATTGAAACCCTCTGGCAATTTATATCTGTTCTGTGGTTCAAAGTTAGCGGCTGATACAGAATTACTTATCCGTGCGCGCTTTGATGTGTTTAATCATATCGTATGGGCCAAACCATCAGGCGTATGGCGACGAGCGCACAAGCCTCACTTGCGTTCGTTCTTTCCGGCAACTGAGCGCATTATCTTTGCGGGGCATTATGATTCGGAAGGGTTTGCGAAAGGATGCAGTCAGTACGCCACGAAATGTACGGAATTAAAGAAGACCGTGTTTAAACCGTTAATGGATTACTTCAAGAACGCGAAAGATGCACTTAATATTTCAGCAAAAGAAATCAACCAAGCCACTGGTACACAAATGTGCTCGCATTGGTTCTCATCGAGCCAATGGAAGTTACCAACAGAAACACAATACAAACAACTGCAAGAACTGTTTGCATCAAAGAGTGGCCAACTATCCAAAACGCACACGGAACTCACTAACGAATACCAAGCATTGCACAGTGAATACGGAAACCTCGTCAAAGAATATGATGAACTAAAAGCAGAATATGAAAGCCTGAGAAGACCTTTTTATGTGACTGATGAAGTGCCTTATACCGATGTGTGGACGTTTGCACCCGTTCAATATTACCAAGGAAAACACCCATGCGAAAAACCTGCGGATTTACTGGAGCATATTATCTCAAGCAGCAGTCGAGAAAATGCTGTGGTACTTGATGCGTTTATGGGTTCAGGTTCAACAGGCAAGGCGTGCTTAACGTTAAATCGAAAATTCATTGGAATAGAGATGGAAGAAGAGACTTACAGTGTAACAGTAAATAACCTAAATAATTAACCTTAAAAACAAAAAAACACTCGGCAAACTGAAATTGCCGAGTGTCATAAAAACAATCTAGATGCTACATCCTAACCAGAACTAACACGCTTTGGGTAGAAAAAATAATGCGGTAATAAATTCCATTTATCTTGACGCCTTAATACCTTGTTATGTGTCTTTTTCGGAAATAATGGGATACATGTTTTTACTAGGTAACCCAATTAAAGGCTCATTATTATCACTAATTAACCGCACATATAGCACCCCTCCTACACCCAAGATAACTCGTAAAGGTTTAGTTTCACAATATTTATTTTCTGTACATTGATCAATTATTTTATTTGGAAGTCTAACTCTAGACTCTGGAGTATAATAATATACTCGCTCTACCCCTCCACCTAAACCTAATATATAGAGTGTCCTACTCGTTATTTTTGCAGATACAGGAGGATATAAACAGAACATAATAGCAAACAAACAAATAATAGCTGCAGGACTTTTATAAAATTTAGAAAATAAATTTTCATTTCCGAATTTTTTAGATATTAGTTCAAACTCATTAAGAGGCTTATTCGGAATTAGAGATATATAGCTCAATATTACAAAAATCATAGCTGATAAATAGAACTCTGGATCTGTAGCTACAATTCCTGTGAAACCTAAAAAACCCATATATAAGAAGAACGATAAGTTTGAAATTAAACTAACAAAATAATAAGTCAATATTAAAATAAAGTATCTTGACGTTAATAACAATGTAAAATCACAATCTCTCAAAGATTTATTAGGTGTCATTAAGTAAAATGAATATGCTAATGGTATTACAAAAAACCAAGTGATTGGCAAATACAAACTGTACTCTAAAAGTAGACAAACCCATAAAGTAACAGGGACGATTAAGAAGTATATAACAAAACCTACAACACTCGAAAGATATTTATTTTTAATTAAATTAGATACTTTATAAAAGTAATCATAATAATTTATCTCATTTGGGTCATAAGATATTATTGCAGCCATGAAAATATATAGAGACCCCACAACTGAGAACAGAAAACCTAGTAACCCTACCGTGATTAATAGAGAAGGTAAGCCTTCAATTTCGAGTGGGAAAGGGATTTTTTCAACCACAACAAACATAGTAAAAAAATAGACTCCAAAAACTGTAGAAATAAAAATAATATTCTTTAACATACTTTTTATTTTATTCATTATTACTTCAACCCTGCCATTCCTTAGAACACATAACGCCTGCATAACACGTTTGCTACGATACAGACTTAACTGAATTTTACTGCCTTAATCACTGAAACTAAAGACAAACTGACAACGCCGAATGTAGTAAATCGTGTTGATGCATTTGTTATACAGTTTATCTACAAAACATTCAGCTCATAGCTTCCCTTAACCATAGAAGCTCGCTTAAATATTATTTTTTTACCTATTTTAAGACTTAATTCATCAACGATTTTTTCAATTTCTAAAGCTCTTTCTTTCGACATTTTAACACCGACAACAACCGCAGTGATCATTGAAATATCGAATTTATAAACACCAGATCCCTTGATATGATTAATACATCGGTATTCATTTTCATATTCCCAGTCTAGCGATTTTGTTAAAAATTGCTCTTGGACACCGTCAAAGTCTCTAGTTGAAAGTGATCGGTGAGGCATTTCTTTAGAATATTTAATTGGCCATGATGCTAAATAGTATTCAGGATTATTAACAATACCTGAATTTTGTTGTTCCGTTGAAAATTCAACTATAAAACCTCTATGATTATCAGCGTAATGTGACCACATTAAAATATTGTCACAAATAGAAGATAAGCAGCAAACACCCCATTTAGAAGATATATCATCATTCAATTTTCCTGAAATAAGTGACTTTTCAATTGCTTTAAGCATCACATTTTTCATTTGAAGACGTTTAGCGGGACTTAAATTATTTTGGTCGCCCGCAGCTTTAAAAAGTTCAGGTCTGGATTTTATGTACGCAATTGAAGACTTAACATCATAATCAACAATACAATCAAATGGATCATTAAATTCATCATATGAAGAAAATTTTAATGTTCCGTCTAAAAGTACCTTTAGCGAACCTTCACTATCAGGTAAATATTTATATAATTTCAATTTTTCTGATTTCATTATAATTCTCAAAAAACTGTATAACGCCTGCATAACACGTTTGCTACCATGCAGATTAACCTTAAATTTACCACTTAACACGGTAAACCTAAAGAAACCTAGAATGCCGAATGTAGCAAATCGTGTTGATGCATTTGTTATGTGATGATTATTGACCTAGTACTTTATAACCCCAACGTTTATTTTGTAATTCACTGACAATATAAACATTAAAAGGAGGGCTAATCTTTGGAAGTTCAACTAAAATTGAATTTTTCCAAACTGTCACACCATTGGAAGTCTCGTAATTAGCTATATCACCCTGTCCTTTTTTACTTATGATTACTTTTCCAGCCTCATCAACAATTACCACTTTCCACCATTTTGTATCAGCGGATTCAATCGTAGGTGTTTTAACATGAGCGATAACATAACCGTATTTGGGAATATCTGATATGTTTGCTTTTTCAAATGCTAAGTCAGCTCTTTTAATCTCATTTTTCTTTAATGTCTCAACATCAAAATAATCAACATAGGCAATTGATCCATAATCATTTGGGTCTTCAATATTTTGGACTTTATTACCATTAACAGCTCGGATAGTTCCCAAATTTGAACAACCAACTAAGATAAGACTCACAAGTAAGCCAATTACAACCTTATTCATATTTCCTCATTATTATTTTAATCACATAACGCCTGCATAACACGTTTACTACTATGCAATTATACTTAATATTGACGCCTTAAAACGAGAAACACTCGGCAAACTGAGATTGCCGAGTGTAGTAAATCGTGTTGATGCATTTGTTATATTTTTTGTGGTTTTGGTTTAAGCATATCCACAACATCATTATCAATTTTATCGACTAAGTCAGAACAACGCTTAATCAATAGTTGGATATCATCTTTAGACACACTAACTTTATTGCCCTCATGATCATAACCAGCTCTATGTACACAATGATGTCTCAACGCAACCGCCTTGAACAACCAAGGGGTTTTACCTAAATCAATCCCTAAAACGCTCTTATACATTGGACGCACTTTATCGATCTTATGGAAGATTAAGTCTTGTAAATACTTCGCAATATCGCTTTTTAACGACTCATGTTTTGAAAATATTTCCTTTATCGTTAACTTTCTATCTGCAAACTCAGGATCCGTTTCAACGAGCTTACGGATGAAATCATTTGAAGACAAAGTCGCCGAAATAAAAGTTGCTGATAAATAACCCTCTAGTGCCGCAACTATGTGCCCATGCAACATAATTAACACATTATCTTCCACTGAAGGAAACAGTGATAGTTCCATCAACTCAGATGCAGTATCAACTGATTCTTGAAATATTCCTTTTCTTGTTTGTTTAGGCGCTACCCAATTATTATCCCAATCTTCATAATATGGTTCATCATGAACGTTTAGTTCATCATAAGCATCAGACAAGTCATCCCAACCTGAAGTATATTCATCTGCATCCTCATCATCTAATTGCTCACGAATCCACTCAGCTTTCGCTTCTTCATATTGTGATTCCATGAGCTCAACCATATAGTTTGAACCAATTCCCACCGAACTCTCCTAAAAAAATATAACATTTAATTATACGAATCTGATTCGTATATGCTCATTACGGTGGAGTATAAATTAAAAAACTTTTTAATAATAGAACGGTGTACTATTAACAATTAAGTCAATAACTCTTATGGTAATAACAACTGTTTAATTTCAATTAGGAGAGAGTCAGAGCGGAATATTTATGTAAGTACAGCAAGCAGCTTAAATTTACAGAAATAGCCAATTAATTTACTGATTCAGCCAAAAAACTGCACTTTTCATCAAATTAATTTAGTAGAAACCAAAAAAAGCCACTCATCCTGAGTGGCTTTTTCCTGTTCCTGTTCCTTGGAGCTTGAATAGGTAATTTCCAAACCTATTCAATTTTAATATGGCAGGGGTGGAGAGATTCGAACTCCCAACACGCGGATTTGGAATCCGCTGCTCTGCCAGTTGGAGCTACACCCCTAAAATTATTTTAAAGACTTAATTCTGTCTAATTTACTTTTTATTAAAAGTAAATAAATTCAA